GAAGATCAGACTTTCGAGTTCGAAAGTACACCCGTTCCCCATTGAGGAGAACTTGTGATAGTGCACCCATTGGTCCTTCTTGCGAAGGTACCCCTGTTTGCTCCTGATCATGTCAAGCAGTTTGAACCACTTCTCTGGAAGCAAGAATCGTACTACCTCAGTAGAGATAGTATCGCTTGCCCCCGAAAGGTCAATGGTCGCTAGGATCCCGGTAAGGGAACCAAACTGTGCCAGACGCTGATTTACCCCTTGATCATTTAGATCTTGGGCAGCGTAAACGCGCAGAAGGCGCCGTATCTCTCGTCCAAAGCCGCGCTGTAAAAACGAATTTACATGCGGTTCTTTGGCGATGACGCGGTGCGTCTTTGCGTTCTTCGGTACAAACACGATCTCATTGCCTCTCACAATGCTGAAAGCGTCTCTCACGAGACTAACAGGCAGAGAGGGGAACTCGTCAGTTTGCAACTGACAGTTCAACCAGGCAGGGATGCTGTTTATACAGCAGTGACCCATGATGAGAGTATTGCTCGTGACGTCAAGCTTCGCTTTGAACTTGACGTACGCGGATGTGAGTGAACCGGAAGTCGACGTTGTCGCTCCCGGACCCCATCCAAACTCGCTTGCTATCAAGTCGAGGTCAGGCTCTCCAAGGACAGAGGCAATTTTTCGACGTGCAGACAGGAAAACCCTGCGCATCGTCGGGTCCCATAAGTGTGGGTCCTCCTCTAAGGCCTTGAATCGCCTGTTCGTCTCTTTGCAAGCGTCTTCACAGTCAAGGAAAGTTTGCAATGCTTTCCCTTCAGGATCCAGATCTTCATGTCGAAAATCTGGGAACTTCGCCAGGAACTTCGTGACCAACTGATCATTGCTGAAAGCAATGGGACTGTTGTAATGAAGTGGATTGACTTCCAACGCAACCAATTGGGCATATTCTTTGTGTTTCCACAAGATGAATACACTCAGGCTGCGCGGGGAGTCAACCGCTTGGCACAGACTGTGGAGAACCACGTCCAGCAGTGCGTGACTGCTGTCACGACTCGAGGGGCTTAGCCCCTCAATCAGCTCTTGCTTATGCATAAGCCCTTTCTTCCCTTATGGGATAGATGTTGTTACCCACCGACTTCGTTCTACTTGTTAGTAGATGAAGTCGTAGTCGTGGACCTGATTGGTCACGACCGCTTCATCGATCAGATCACGGAGCTGCGAAAGCAGATCCTTTCGTTCCTGCAGCGTGCTTTTGGCAGGCAGCACGAACTCGATCGTACCGAGAAGAGTGTGGGACAGCTTGGGCTCGGCAGGATAGCCAGAGCTGGTGCTGCCGGACGAGTCGGCGAGAATGGGGTTCTCGAGCTTCCAGGTGACTTTCGTCGCCTGGATCTTCTTGTCTGCCGGCCGCTGGAAGCATGTCAGCCGATTCTGGCCCAGGATCACGCTCGTTACCGAGCGGTTGATCCAGGACAGAATCGAGTTGAGCACGCCGCCAGCGACGACATACGAGAGGGCCACGGGCGTTGCCGCCGCGTCGGTCAGGGTCACAGTGCTGCGTGCAGCCATTGTGATTCATCTTTCATTGTGAGTTGATGAGACGCAACGGGTTTACACCCGAAGCGTTCGACGACTACTCCCTTTGGAGGAAGCGGCCGTCTGCAGCAGTGCGATCGCGGAAAGACCGTGAGCGGAGTCTTTGAACGCAGCCTTCTCGTTAGCAAATGAGTCGTCAGACCCATCTGTTGCGGAAGATCTGTGTCCAAGACCCCGAGGGTCCTGCCACTTTGGGAATGGGACCGTGGGGAAGTCAAGCACGAGTGATCGATCTATATCGAACCACCAGAGCGAGGCTTCAGCGCGGCCAAAACATACCAATCGCAAAGACCCGGACGGGTGAGAGGTTTGATTACCATAAATTGCAGTTTGCAACTTATGAAGCGAGCGGGTGGTTTTCCACCCACTGTGGAAGGTCAGCCCCTGGGTAGCAGTGAGCGCTTTTATCGCATCGCCGAGAGGAATAAACCAATCGGCGACGAAACTAAACGGTACC